TTTTTCCTCCGCCTTTCTGCGCATCAGCTGCTTGCGCCGAGGATCCTAATTTGGCATTCAGTTGCGACTGAATCCCGGTCGTCACCCCGGCCAACGTTCCCAACTCCACATTGGTGATATCGCTGTTGGCGACTTTGCCACTTCCATCCGAAAGCAAGACTCGGTTTGCGGTTAGATTTCCCGAAGTAATGGTGGAAGCCGCTCCATTGATCGTCGCTTGCTTGGCGTTGAGCTGCGTTTGTATGGCAGAAGTCACCCCTGCGAGTGTCGCTAATTCTGTAGTGATTACAGTGCTTATACCAACTTTACCATTTCCATCCGAGATCAGGACTTTATTGGCGGAAAGATTGCTACCAGCAATGGTGGACGCTGCGCCATTGATCGTCGCTTGCTTGGCGTTGAGCTGTGCTTGAATGGCCGATGTCACTCCACTTAACATCCCAAGTTCAACATTCGTCACAGGACTAACATCGAGTTCTCCAGACGCATCGGAAATCAGTGCGCGATTGGGTGTAATGTAGGGCAGAT